TGAAAGATCAATAATTCTTTTTTGTTGCTGTTCCCAATGGGTTTGCAATAGTACATCATCAACTTCGATTGAATTTTGTCTGTTCTTCTCATCCTGTAGTCTTGCTTCGGATAGTTCAAACATATCTCCCATATCTTTAGGATTAGCATAGCGTTGACTAAACTCTTGAAAAGAGAAAGAACGATGACGTACAATTTGATGTGCTATATCACGTGTGGTATCAATTTCCAAACAAGCATTAACCATTTCTAACGGTGACCAATGTCCCCATTTAATCAAATAGCCAATTAGTTTTTCTGCTGTTTCCTTGTTGTATTGGTTTGCTGGATTTGATACTCTAGCACAAAAGGCAATAAGATCCTGTGCATTTTCTAATCCTTCTGCTTCAAAATCTTCTGCAGGTTTTGTATATGATACTAGTTTAACTTTCATCGTCATCCTTCTTTTTTAAACGCTTTCTACTTCCTCTACCTTGCCTTTTAAGGTTAAAGTTCACTTTCTTTGTAAATGCATTCTTAGCCTGTGTAACACTATCAACTAGTTCTGTTACATTGATTTGAAAATCGATGCTTACAATAATATTCTTATATTGTTTTATGATTGAGTTTACTTGATGTGCCGCATGATCTAGATTTGGGGAATTTTGAACAATAGACTTGACATCTATTATAAATTTGTCGTTGTTTTTGAGATTTAATTTTAGTGTTGTTAGATATCTAATTGGGAGGCTCTCAATGTTAATTTCATCGAGAACACGTTCCCAATCAGAATCTAAATCATTAGTAGTGTTAAGGAGTAACTTACCACCAGACTTGTTGTTGCTCATTACGCATCAACTTTGTCAGTCTTTTTCGTCTTGATTGATTTTGTTGCTGGCGGATTTAACTCATCTGCTTTTCTACGCAACTCTACCACTTCTTTGTACATTAAGTCTGCTTGATTTCTATAACTTTGTGCAAGTTTTTCATCAGACAATGCTGTTTTGTTTAATGCAGATTTAGTGCTTTCTGGATTTGGCGATACTGCTAAATCCTCAATACTTACACCTCTTTGTTCAGCAATAATTTTATTAAGTTCGTCTAGACGAATAAAAGACTCTTTCTTGTGAGTTGGAGTCATTGTTACTGAGTCAGTTGATACTTTTGTTAAGTACTTTTGTGCATGAAGTGCACCAAGCATATTTAAACCATCAGCAAATTTTCTTACTGAAAGTTGTGTAGCAAGTTCAAACGCATCCTGTCCTTGACCAGACTCGACTACTTTCATTAGTTCGTCGTGATATGATGTAGGCAACGGTGCTGTTGGAATTACTAACGCAGATAACGCATCACCCGGTAGTGTTCTGTAAGCAACAACTACTTTGTGTTTGTTATTCAATAGTCCTATATGTTTAAATGACATAATTTTTCTCCTAATTAGACGATGGCGTTTGAGTTGTCTCTGGCGCCGGTTGTGCCTGTGGTTGACCTTGTGGTTGACCATCTGGTTTAGGAGGATTAATAGCATCTAAGAATTGTTGTAGTCTGTTGTAAGTGTTACCTACGACAGCCATTTCTGATGCTTTAAAAGTTCCTCTCGAACTAGCAACGTCTATAATTGTTTTTAACGCCTGCAAGTCTGTCACGGTTAAATCTGGTGATGCAGGATTCGCCGGATTGGCAGGATTATTTGGATCAGGTTTAGCCTGAGTAGCACCTGCTTCTGCCTGTGGTGCTTGTTGTTTGTTTTCTTCAGTCATATGTTAATTACTCCTTTACTATATTAATTATATGATCTTTAAATCATGGTCGTGCAAAACTGAGCAACCCAAACAGAAATATGACTTCTCTGAAGATTGTTCAAATCCAATTTTGCATATAGATTCCAATTTATTGTCAACAATACCTAGATCGTGTACAATAGCAAATCTACCACTTAAATTATTATATATCCAACGACGTATATCGTCAAGATGTTTTTCAAAAGACCAAACTTGATCAGTTGTCAATTCAATTTGATCAAAGTGTTTTGGCATAAAGTTTAATTCTCTTAGGCCTAAAACATTTAATGGATTGGGTTCGTCGTGTAAAAGTCTCATGCCGCCTCTTTTGCCAAATCATAATGGCAAGTAATACCATGTGGTGCTTCAATTGAAGTATCTGAATGAATAACCCAAATAGTATCGCAATAGTTTTCATCACCCCAGTTCCATGAGTAACCATCTGTGAATACAATAAACTTCTTAGGTAGTATATCGTTTTCCTTCATAAATTTCCAATTAGCATCAAAATCGGTACCACCGCCGCCTGCAAGTTCGTAATCTTCGATAGATTCGCCTGTATCGGGTGTATAGTCTTGTGGATTATAAACTTCTGTATCAAAGCACCAAATCTTAATTTTGTAATCATCATACTGATCACAAATACCTTTAACTTCACTTAAGAAGTCACGTGCTTCTGTGCTACCAATTGAGCCTGACATATCAAGTGCAATACAAAGATCAATAGTTTGATCAAAGTCCATACCAGGAAGAACAGCAGTAGAATGCCAACCTTTACGTGAAGGACGCATAAATGTATAATTGCTTTTAATAACAGATTGAATCTGCTGATTAAGAATTTCACGCCAGTTCATTTTAGGTTCTGTAAGTTCCTTAATAATACGTTGTACGCCTTTAGGAACATTACCAACACCAGCCGCTTGTGCCGATGAAACCATAGCCTCTTTCATTTCGTCACGGATTTTTTTAAGTTCTTCTTTGGTATAAGTAGGTTGTCCGCTTTTACCTTTTTTCTTCTTAGTTTCTCCGTTAGGACCTTGTCCTTTGCCCCGTTCCCAATCAATATGTTCGTCAAGCAATTTACCTAGTTGTTCGAGTTGTTCTTGATCATACTTTTTGTAGATGTCATCATACACAGCCTCTGATGCCCAACCGTAATACTTTGGATCATGAAAGGGTTTAACCTGGGTAATAACATCGCCGATATTATGACGAATCAAATCACCATTAACACAATAGTCGGCGGCAATATTATAAATTTGTGCATCACGGCTATCTCTACGTGTAAAATGATCGTAAACACAATGTAGGATTTCGTGACCGAATAAAAATTCTGTTTGTTTTTGTGTAAGTTCGTTTACAAAGTTTTCGTTGTAATAAAAGTTACGGCCGTCAGTTGCCGCGGTAGAACACCAGTCAGTAGCGTCAATAATTTTAAGACGTGTAGCCAAATTACCAAAAAATGGCTGACGAATAAGAAGAGCGATTCGTGCAGTTGTTAATTTTTCTTTTACTTTAGCACTATCAATTGAAGGATTTTTTTCGTAAATTTTACCCTCCATCATGCTCTGTTCTACGGCTGTTGTTTTTTCACTCATATTACCCTTCCTTTTCTAACTAACTATAATTATATTATAGCATCTAATGTGGTTTTGTCAACCGTTTTTTGGAACCCATAATCCAGGATAACCTTCCAAAAGTCCGGTATCTTCCCAACGTCTGCCCGATTCTTGCATATTAAGAAATGGATATTTTCCTTCTTTTTCTACATACGCTTTGACAAATGCTTCTTCGATTGTGTGAAAATCGACCGGCATTTTTTTGGTTTCTTCCCCGTGCATAGTAGGAATGGTTACTTCAACCAAAGGCGCCCAAACGGCATAAACTTCGACCTTTTTCCCTTCATTAATTGAATTGGTAATATGATTCCAAACGCAGTAAGTTCTTGCACTCATGCCTTTTGCGAATCCAGAGAAGTAAGCATCATAGGTACCTTTGATACCACCTTTTGCTTGACTACCTCCAAGTTTGTGAATTTCTTCGTCAACGCATAATGCGTAAACTCGACCTCTCTCGTCTTTTTGCATTTCTTTAGGAAAGTTTTCATCCCATTCGAAACGCAGTTTTTTATCATGATCAATACGTCGAACTATTTCTCCAACCCTAACCATGTTTTTAACTTCTGAAATAATCATTGTCAAAATTCCTATAAGAGCGAGGGGATCCGAAGATCCCCTCTATAGTTAGTTAGGACGCCATAGCGGCCTTGACATACTTACCATATTTGTCATGGAACCTGTCAAAGTTCTTTAAGTCTTTAGGATTGAATGGTAGTTTGTAAGTGGAAATTGCAACCCTTACACCCATTACAACTAATTCAGTTTCAAAATTATCCATCATAAAACCAAAGAAGTTGTCAGCCATTGAATTCCAACCCTTTTCTTTCTTATTGAATGCTTCTTGAAGTTCATAACACATACTTACGGTTAACGAGTACATAGCACTGATATCAGTAGCCTCCATACTCTTTACCTTGCCATTTAGTATGTCTGTTGGATTTGGCAGTTTCGAAGCAACCTTACGGTGTGCCGCAAATTTTACTGCCAAGCCTTCTCCGACGGATCCTGCCACGAGGTCTGTCAACGTATTTTCAGGCAGGTCGTCAGCGAGAAGTTCTGACACAAAACTCCATGAACGTGGAGTTGCGAATGCACGTGAACTTGACTTAGGATCAAAGTCATATAGATCCTGTTTAGCAAATGTCAAGTAACCAACTACATCCGAGTGAATCTTGTTTTCGGTTGCCCAAATTAACCAGTCTTCAAAGTCCACTCGCATTTCTAAGTGTACAAACCGGTTAGCAAGTGGTGCCGGCATACGATAAGTTACACCCTTATCAGTTTCACGGTTACCAGCGGCAACGATCATTACGTTACTAGGTAGTGTATAAGTACCTACCTTGCGATTAAGAATAAGTTGATATGCCGCCGCCTGTACAGCAGGAGCCGCCGAGTTCATCTCATCCAAAAATAGAATAATTTTTTTGTGTTTTTTAGCCAACTCAGCATCTGGAAGTTCAACTGGTGGTGCCCATGACATAACATTGTCATTTGCATTATAATAAGGCATACCCTTAATATCAGTTGGATCCCACAACGACAAACGAATGTCGATTACGTGTGCTTCTAGTGAGTCACCAATTTGTTTAATAATATCTGATTTACCAATGCCTGGAGGACCCCATAAAAAGATAGGACGCTTCAGCATCATTGCGTGTTGTACAGCCACCTTCGCTTCATTAGGTGTAACTGAACGATTTTCTGTTGTTTGTGTTGACATATTTTACCTCTCTGTTTTAACTAACTATATGTATATAATACACTCATTAGATAAAATGTCAACCGGATTTTTCCAATTTTTTTATTAGAATCTATCCAAAATGAAAAATTATTCTAGTTCTTTAGCCATAGCACGAGCAAGACCGTACTGCTTGATATCGCCTGCAAACATCATAAGATTTAATGCCATTTTTTCCGAAAATACGCTAATTTTCTTTTTGGTAACATAGTATGGACAATCAATAAATTTGTCCAAATACAAAAATACTTGTGGAGTAAATTGTATATCATTGGGAAATTGTATGTCGTAGTTTTTTAATTCTGCTCTTTTAGTAGCAAACTCGAAACCTTCTTTGGTTAATCGTAACCCTGCATCGCCCTTGCTTCTAATATTTTGCCACCACATCACGTGATGCTTTTTGACATGATCATCGTCAATTGACATTTCAGATGCTAATAAAAATGTTCGGGTGTATGCTTCTTTTTTATCCATTTTCTACTTCACCGCTAGTCAATCTAACAACACTAAATTCTTCTGTCTTAAATGTTGCGTTAAGTTTCTTAGCAAGATTATGAGCATGACCAGGATTGCTAAAAGAAACCTTTTTGTATTTTGGACCGGGTGTAGGCGAAATGGAATTTGAACTTTTTAAGTTAAAAGGTTTACCTTGAAAGAACACCGCCCATATGGCTTCCGCGGCTAGAACTTCCTCAGATCTAAATGTATTTTTATCAGTGTATTTCAACAATACGGTTGGTTTTGGTCTACTCATATACGTAATCCTTTATTAACTACGTATATATTTAGTCTAATTTCTTATAATTTGCCACCATCCATGTTAACGGTAATGGTTTCTTCTTGTGTGGGTTTAGAGTCTTGCAGTTCAACTAGACGTGCAAGTACCATGCTAATACCGTCTGCTAGATCTCTGTATTCTCGGGCAGTTAGTCTAAGTTCTCGTTGCTGTGTTTTAGTAGCGATTCTAGCAGAATCAAGGAATGCTTCTATTGCTACGGTATTAAGAGGATTTCGAGACATTTGCTAGTACCTGTTTCATTTCTAATTCTGTTGTAAAAGGACCCTTGAACTCGTACCGTTGCAAGGTAATAAGTTTAGGACAAAAACTTTTAACCCATCCTTTAGCAAAGCGTATTGTATAGTATCCTGCACAATACAAACTTTTACTTTTTCTTGATTTACTAAACAAGGGCAAACCCTTCTTTACATCATATAACGGATTAAAAGGTCGTGTGCTTGTAGGATAGTTATAAACTTCATTTGGTTGAGTAAACTTTTGAATTTTTTCTTTTGATGTTTTTTCAAAAAAGTTTTCTCCAAATGTTTGATAAATGCTTTCTTCGTTATCAAATCTAATTTTGTCCAAACCTCTAATGAAGTAATAACAATTTGTATCCTTTTGTAAAGTTCCGACTTTTTTACCGTTGTCCTGAACTATCCAAAATTTATTAGGCACTAATTGCTTGGCTTGCATATTCACCTCCATATTTTGCATTTAGTGGTTCTGCATAAGATTGTGCTTGTTCAGTAATCTTAACAAGATCATATGAACCGGCAAACTTGACTAATCTTACGCCAACCTGTTGAATGTTTTTATCTGCAGAAATTCCTTCTGCTATTGTTGCAGTAATTAAATCTTTAATATCTTTTGGTTGTGCAGTTAAATCACATAATATTACATTGCGAGTGTAATCATCTAGCACACGATGTTCTTTACCTTCATGATCAACCCAACGTTGTAGCATTAGGTTATTCCAATTGTAACCTTTACTATTTCTATCTTCAAATGCTTCTTGTAATCCAACTTTATTTTTTGTACCTTTTACACGAACACCTGGATATGCACTAAACACATTATCACTTGTATCACCACGCATACATTTTTCAAACAACAACCATTGTGGGTTAGGTGCAGGCTTTTCTTCTTTTGTTTTTTTATCTATCACACGTTTACCTTTTTCATCAAAGTATCCTTCGTGTGTAATAGTTGTTTTCATTACACCGTTATATTGTTTTACATTAGGTGCAATAAGTTGTGCAAAGTCACCATCTGTACTAATGATAACATGATTGTCATTAGGATGTGCTTGAATCCAACCAGCAATTAAGTCATCTGCTTCTAATTGTGGGTGTTGAAGTACCGTTGCGTTAGTTTTATTAATAAGAAAGTCTTTTAATTCATCAAATGTTTCCCAAAAGATTGTTTCTTCTTCTTGTTGTGCTACCGTTAGTGCATCGCGACTTTCCTGTCTATTGCGTTTATAAGGTGCATAAAAGTCCTTACGCCAACTACGACCTTCTAAGCAGAATACAACATGACTGCCGTCAAAGTCTTTCCATGCCTTTCTAATACTTTGTAATGTAGTATGTAAAGCCATGCCAATTTTAAGTTCGGCATCACCTCTTACGGCGTGTCTAGCACGGAAAAATGTATTTGCTGTATCTACTAATATATATGTCATGTGTACCTTATCTCTATTGCCTTATCTAAATCTTCTGTAGGTGTAAATGTAAAATCAAAAAGATCAAAAGCAATGCTTACTCGCTTTGTATCTTCTTGGTGTTCTGAAACGCTGTGTAAAATATAACTCGGAAACATTGTTAATCCACCCTTAACGTTATCGATACCCATCTTCACATTTTCATCTACTGGACTAAAGTATAACGTCTTTGTCTGGTAGTTGTCAAGATGTAAATTTCCACTTAGGTAAGAATAGTTTCGTCCGCCATGTCCGTGTTTATCAATTTTTTGCCCCTTACGTACCACATTTGCCCAACTAAAAAGGTTTAAGTTTCTTATAGTAGTTGAGTTTGTTTGCATCATTAAAGCGTATTGATCCTTGATCCAGTTTAGCAAGTTTTGGAATTCAGGTACATCTTTGGTAATCTCAAAAAGATTATAGGACATATATTGTCCTGTTAAACTATTTTCACCTAATCCTGTACCACCGTCGTCGTCTTGATCGTTTTTAAACTTATCAATAATATTTTGCTCATTGTCAATTAACCATTGACGTATAACATCAATTTCGGCTGGGTTAGGATATATAGAATTCCAAAAAGGAATATTCCACGTAGGCGCATATTCATTATGAGGATGTACACTTTTCCAAAAGTTTAACATTAACTAACCTCTGATTTATTATCGCCTAATGGTTTCACATTTACAAATCCAGCACCCATAGGAGTTTCAGGAGTTGCTACTCCTTCTTGTTGTGCAATATTACCGCATAACTCCTTAAACCAAGCATCAACAATTTCTTCTTCAGAATCGCCTTGATAGCCATTTAATCTTAAATCACGTACAAAATATTCATTCCAATCAAGTTCAAAAAATCCATTACGTGGATTTTCTTTCTTCATTTCTACGTTAAGAACTGCTATATAAGGCTCTTTCTTTTTAGTTGCCTCTGTTTTTGCATCAGTTGTTTTTTCTTTGCTTATGGTTGCAGGAATATGATTTTTGTTGAAAAACTTTTTAATTTTATCCATCATTTACATATACCTCCTAATTTTTTCAAACTCTTCGTTTGAAAGTTCTTTTGATTTCTTTTCTTTTTCCATTATATCAAGTGCCCCAGGCGTTGCCGAATATGTCGACATGAAGTCTGGGTGTATATCTCCAGCCTCGCTCCATTGCCAATTCGGCGACTCGTCTAGTGTTGAGGCTGTACTCTTCCGATCTACCACCGAGCGGCATAACGTATACAGGGCAATTGATCCCTTCTTTACGATATTCACTAACGGCTTGAGCAACTTCATCCACATCATGTTCGTCAGCAACAACAAATTTAAAATACATATTAGTACCAGGTACGTCATAGTAAGACCTAGCAATTTCAGGCTTGATAGCAGTATCCCAAGGCTCTCCACTAACGGAAAGTTTCGGACTGCATGACCATGTAATTTCGAATCTGTCTTGAGATCCAAGGTAGTCTCGGAAATCATCTCTAAGTTGTTGAGTAGTATTTGTTTCAAATGTAACATTTTTTAAGTCTCGCATTCTAGGATGGTCAAACAGATCAATGTATAACCTTTGCCACCCTAACAAAGGTTCACCGCCGGTTAAAATAAAATGAACATCCTGTCCGTTTGACATTGTCCATTTGCCTTCAGGAGTTAAACTAAGAACATAGTCTACAACCTCATCAACGGTATGATCTTTCATGTACTTTTTAAATTCAGGATAGATACTTGCATACGTGTCACAGCCTGTGTGAACAATAGGCAAATCCTCGAACTTATTTACCTTATCTAAAATACCATTGTCTAATAGTGCTTTAACTTCTGGATTGTATTTGATGCCTTGTTTTAATTTTTCTTCTCTATTAGGATGCTTGTCCAAACCAAAGTTCATACATCTAAAGTTACAACCAAATGTACGCAAGAACACAGAAGGCACACCAACAAAGCGTCCTTCTCCTTGCACACTATAAAATGCTTCACTATATCTTAATTTCATTTATTAGTACTCCTATTATATATTATAGTGTTTATTTAGGTTTTTGTCAACCATTAACATCCGACAGATTCTTCAAACATGTCCATTTGTGCAACGTCTTTTGGAGTATATTTCTGTTTTTCTGGAATAACTCCGCGAACACCGCCTCTTGGATCAGACATATCGCCTTTTCTTCTAGGTATTAAGTGTACGTGTGGCCACATAACGGTTTGTCCTGCTTCAGTACCTACATTTTGTCCAATGTTATATGAATCACAATAACCTTTTTGTACCCAATCATAACCCCAAGCATAAGCGGCTTTATAACATTTTGATAAATGATCCCAGTCTTCTACCTTAGGCACAAAAAGAACGTGTCCTTCAGTAACTGGAAATCCGTCTTTGAATACGGTAAAATCTCTTGTGTCGATTAATACATCTGTCCATGGAACATCTTTAAATTCTTTAACGACTTGGTGGCTCATATGTTTCCTCATAAAAATAAACTGAATATCCTTTTCCTCTGGTGTCCCCACCGTTGTTTTCAACTTCTACTTCTTTGCCTTCATCACCGTATCTAACACCCTTAATAATAACTTCATCGTTAGGCATAGTGTTTTGATCTATTACAAGTTTTGTTGGATCAAATGTTTGTCCTACTAAATGTAAAACACCATCAAAAAAAGTTCCTTTTTCACTGCTAATCATTTGTGCATAATATCCTTTAGGAATAACAGCATCTTCGTCTTCAATGGTACATTCGACACCATCTTCGTCAATAGCATTATGAAAGTCCTTACCGTCAATTATGGTTTCGATTACAGGAGCATTGTATTCACCTGATTCAACTTCTTCTACGGTAATATTTGCACCTGAATCTGACACACCCCAAAAATGTCCTGCTTCTTCTGGTGGTTCATGCCACCCTGAATAGTATTTCTCTCCATCATCGTTTTCCCATCTAAGGAAATTGGCTTCGTCGGGGATAGTATTTTCTTTTACAAACTCTTCAGGATCACTCATGTATTCTTCTGCTGATAGATCTTCCTGTGAGTTCCACCAATCAGCACATTCTTTGGAAACTTTATTCCATACCATTTCACTACCATAACCCCAAATGCTGATACGATAGTATCTATCAGGTCTTTTAATTGTTTCTATTAGATGTTCTTTTTCTTCAAGCGTGGCCATACGTTAGTTCCTCTGTTATATAACGTTTTAATTCTTTGTCCTGAACATCTGCAGGTATTTCATTTTTATAAAAAATTCTATAACTATCAGAACCGTACTTGCCAATACCGTATAATTGTGTAGCATCGTTACCATCCCAATGTTCTATTTGAATGCTCATCTTATAAATGCGTTTTGCTCTTACCTTTTGCATACCTAGTGGTGCTAAAAACTCTTCCAGCATGGGAATAGTTGCTGAACGCAATAGTTTATTTGCTGTAGGCCATCGTTTAAAGAATTTTGTAAGCAATGGTTTAGTTTGTCGTCTATTAACTTGATTCAGGCAAATAACACCAACCATGTGTTGCCATACATTTTTTACCTGTTGCTGTACCATCAGGTCTTCACGCATTAGTACAAGTCCTCAATCTTATCACAAATTTTAAGTTTCTTTGCTTCTTCAGCACTTAACCAAACGTCCTGTGGCGGAAGAAGTATTTCTTTAATTTTTGCTTCTGTCATTCCTAAACATTTTTTGTAATGATTAATCATGCGTTCTGTGCTGAGTTCAAATTCTTTTACTCTAGCATATAGTTCATGTTCTTTACCTCTACTACCCCAACTATATTGATGTGATAGAATGCTTGTGTTAGGTGTAAGAATACGTTTACCTTTAGTACCCGCAATAAAAATTAAAAAGCCACAACTTGCAATCAAGCCTAATCCTACCGTCTTAATGGGTATACTACTTGATTTCATCACGTCAATTAATGCAAATGCGGCGTGTACATCTCCGCCCGGTGAATTAATTATTATTGTTAATTGTGGTAATGGATTATCGCTTAAATTATGATTCATTACCCATTTAATTGCTTCTTTACAACTAGCATAGGTAATTTGATCCATCAAAAGATAAACGCCGTTTGATTCTATATTTTGTGGTTGTTGTACTTCGCCTTTTTTAGCCATAGTGTCCTATATTCTCCCAGGGATATACTAACCATACATCTTCCTCGGCTTTGTTTACTTCATCGCACCAGTATGACACATCGTCAAACTCACTGCTTAGGTTTTCTGTTAATACTGCGAAGCGAACGTTGTCTTTCCAAACTTGGTCCCATACAGGACTATGTGGTAAACAACTGCTCTTCCAATCTTCTTTAATCCAATTAAATGTTGAGCCAGTATCATTAATATCGTCTATAACAAGAATGTTTTTGCCCATTGGTTTATTTTTAAAGAATCCCATCTCAGGGGCAAATGAACCTTGTTCATCGTAGCCGTAAGCATCTTCGGCCATCCAGGCATTGCTTTCTAAATGGCTTGTATCATCACGTAGTGCTACCTTTAGTGCTTCGCAACGTATGCCGGTCATGTTACTAATAATAGTAGCAGGAACATTGCCACCTCGTGTAATGCCCACAATGTAGTCTGGCGTCCATTTGTCCTTGTACATTTGGGTAACAATGTTTGTACACATTACTTCTATATCATGCCAAGTATAAAACTTCTTGTTAATCATTTTAGTAATGCTCCTGAGTAAACCAGTTTACCTTCTTGTTCTGCAGGATCTTCGTTATCTAAAGAAAACTCTACATTAGTTACATTCGCCCAAGTAAATGATCTCCAACCTTCTGCATTTATATCGTAAACAGCAAGAACGTTTTCGTTTTTCTTTTTATTATCATCTTCTGGTTTTGTTTTAGGCTTTTTATTTTCAGGAATAAGATCTTGATTAAGTGTACAAGTCATTATACGTTGATCGCCATCTTTTTTGTTAAAAGTAACAATCACTTGTTGCTCACGCAAGAGTGTTGTAAGCCATTCACGTCCTTCTGGTGTATTAATTTGACTATTTTCCATCGTATTTTTCCTCTAAGTATTGTTCGTGTTGTACCCATTTACCTTTACGAATAAAACCCCATTCCCTCATTTTAGGTCCTGGAATAAAAAGTGTCCAAGGAGTAACTCCTGGCTCTAATTCAATTCGATGCAAACTGCGGGGACTATTAAATCTAAAATGTCCAGGCTTTCTCCAAAAGCGTCCTTTGGGCGTAGTTTCCCAATAACCGCCTTTTAGAATTAATGTAAAGTATGGCCACGGATGATCATGTAAATCATCTAGATCGCCTTTATGAAATTTATGTAGGAATACATTAAATGGAAACCACTTTCTATCCTTAAGGAATAGATAGTAGCGTGTTAGATAAGGTTCGTTTTCATAACGGTCCATAATAATTCTTTTACGACCAATTATATCTAACCAATCTAGAAAGTCAAAATCTGAAATCCACTTAAAAAATCTAAAACGGAATGTCATTACTTTCCTCGTTTTCTTTGTCTGCTTTAACCATATTGTAAACGTATTCAAATTGATCCCATAATGCTTTACAAGTGGGATTACTTTCTACAAGGTCTGTATCAACATAGCAACCAGGTGTACCAGTCCAACCATAATCAGTAGTTGTATAAGATGGAGATAACCCCGGTGAAGCATATGAAGCATAGTGATCTTCTAACCCATCAATAGATATTGTAAATGTACCTGTATCATCTGCTATTGGTTGATCTTCAGATGTAGTAACTATTTTAATTTCTTTAATATCATCACCCATAATTACCTCGGTGCAAACTCTTGTTGCAACTTAATATTATCCATAAACTCTTTCTTTGTTCCCGAATCTTCTTTGAACGAACCCTTTAGCACGGTTGTTTGTGTTAAACTTGAATGTGCCATAATACCTCTATTTTCACAACAACCGTGTGTTGCTTGAATGTATACACCTAGATGTTTTGCATCTGTTGCTTTTTCAATCTCACGTGCAATATCATTTGCAAGTTCTTCTTGTAGTGTGCCACGTCTAGCACACCATTGTGCGATACGTGTATATTTAGAAAGTCCAATTACCTTACCATTAGGAATAACACCAATGTATGCTACGCCTGTTACCGGTTGATGATGATGTGAACAAACACTTTTAAGTTCTGAACGAACCACTAGCATACCAGTGTATGCATCTTCACCATTATTAGGAAAAGCCGTTGCGGCTGGAATCTTGTCATAACGTCCTTGCATAAGTTCGTTATAATACATTTTAGCAAGACGTTTTGCAGTACCCATTGAATTAGGATCATTATCACGATCAATCAAAAGTGCGTCTAGCACACCTTCAAATTTCTCTGCGGCTTCTTCAATTAGTTTTTCTTTTTCACCAGCATAAATGAATTCACTAATATTATCACCCGCCCAATAACGCTTATTTGCGTCCTTGATTCTGCGTGTTACTTCTTCATATTTTTTCATTTTTTTCTCCGAGTTTAAGACGTGGATGTCTCTTTATTTTGTTCGTTGTAATATTGTAACATCTTAGTAATATTATTGCAACTAAAATATTCATTTGATAGATAGTTTGTTAGTACATCAATCTTAGAAAGATGCTTTTTATAATCATTCATTACCCAATGAATTTTTTCAACAAGTTTGTCTTTGTTCTTAATGTAACTATCCCAATCCTGTGTCCATTCACTTGGGTATTTGAAATAGTCATCATACATCTCTGTATAACTTAATCTGTCTGGTACTAACGGAAATGTATCTACAACAGCACCTTCATATGCACTAATGCCTAGTGTTTCTTGTAGATTAGCACTAAAGATCATTTTTGCTTCGCCTAGCAAGTTATGATATTCAACTTTGCTTAATCGTTGATCTTGACAAACGACAAATTCATAATCATCTTGCAATGTTTCTTTTAAATCTCTAAATATTTCAGGTTGTTTTTCTGGAGCAACTCTGTGTGGAAAAAGAATCAAATTTTTCTTTTTCATGCCCTTAAATGGAGTTAAACTATCTTTTGTATATTCCATAGGCCAACCTGCTCTTACAATTTTGTTATCCTTAATATGAGTTTCGTTTGCTAACGTCATATCAATGCCTAGTAGTGTTTCACAAAACATTTTAATATGAAAATCACTAGCAAAGTAATTGTGATCAAATGCATGAAAGAAACTCTTTTCAGCATTTCTTACCCAAGGGGTATCACCTACTAGTCTACCTAAGAAATCAGCAGGATCATAACTGCCGGCATGCCATAGTCCGTGTGTTATTACATCGATACCTAGCAATTCTGCCATGTACTTCACATTAATAATACCAGGATGCCACGCATCTGTGAAGATAATATGATCACCGGATTTAACTTTATTATTTGTAAATGCACGAGAAAGTTTTTCTATTTGTGTGCATTTGTAAATGTTTGTTCCGCCAAAGTTTAAAAATGCTCCAGGAGTTGTAGCATCTGGAATATCGTCAGCACCATCCATGACTTCTACTTCTGCGTAGCCGTCGAAAATACTTCCTACCTTTTTAAGTTGTTTAGGTAAGTGAACTTTCCATTCAGATGTATATCTAGTTTCTACTGCTTCTAAATCTACCAACCATATTTTCATGCTACAACTCCTTTTGCTGGATCAATGTTTCCTTGATCTCTTTTTAAAGTTCTTCTGCTTCTTACTGCGTTCGCGGCAGTAAGTTTTCCAAATACCGCTTTCGTTATTATAAAGATCTTTTTCGTCATATCGATGACCGTCGAAACGACACCAATCGCGAAAGTCTTCCAAGTCCTTAAAGATCTTAACGATCTGCGGATGTTCTGCAAAATAAGACACTTTGATTCTCCTTTAGTCTTTTGCATATTCAATATGAGCACCGTTTTCACCATCTTCACTGATGTCGATGTGAACCTCTCTGCCCGGATATTTTGCTGAAATCTTTTCATATAGATCATCAGCCATCATTTCACAACTTTTATAGTCTAACTCTAATGTCTTGCTGTCATATAATTTCTCCAACCATCGTTTGAATTGAATGAATTCGATATCTCTGTCGTTGTGCGTTACAGAAATAGCGACTTTGAAATGAAATATGTGTCTGTGTGGGTAACCCAAAAACGAAACATCATATTCATCACCTGTTGCAAGACTGGGATCATCCAGTGCCGCAGGATACTTGTGGATACCTTCCTTACGGAATGTTACCCAAATCATACGCTTTGCAGTTCTCATAATTTTTTCATGTCTTTCAGTTGCGGCATAAGCCTTTTGCATTTGTTCTGTTATACTCATAGTATAGTGTCTTTCCTACTCGTTGTCAACCGGATTATCGTTGCCATATTTGCTCCAATCCGTGAATTTATTTCTGTCCAAAAGGTCATGAACTTGATGAATCCAAACTCCAGGATTGGAATGATTAAAGTCTGAGTCATCAATCTTAATACAAGCATTGTAGCCTAGTTGATTTACATAGGGTAATTTTACACTTAACAATGGAATAAAGTTGTGTCGTTCACCCATTCCTGTTTCTAGTATCCATTCGTGATACTTAACATCATAATCAAGTGTTACCATATAATTTGTACCCAAAGACGATTTAGCGTCTAATAATCCTAGTACCAAATCTTCCCATTCTTCTTTTGGAACAAAACTATGATTAGCACCAAGATAGATATGATCCACATGGTGGTGTTCTGCTTTAGCAAGAACTTCTTCTAGTGGACGACAACCTACGACAAATAGTGTGTCCATATCATACGCAGGTGTTTTCTCTACTTCAAAGCCTGTAAAGTAGTTAACATCGTCCCTTACGCCATCTGTATAATCACGCTTCATTTTTTAATTTCTCAATTTGATCTTTAATGTGTAGTTTTTCGTGTTTCATTTTAGTAAGCGATGCATCATCGATATAACTGCTATAACCTCTTTTAATATCATCGTCAAGTTGTCTGTGACGTGATTCCAGTATTTTGATTCTATGATTTTTATCTTGTTCTTTCATATATTATACCTCCAGTTGTTGTAGTTTTTGTTCTTCTTCTTCAGTAAAGAATCCATCTTCATGAATATCTTCTTGAATAGAATCTTCTTCGACATCAAATAATGCATTAAATTGTGTACTTGCATTAACCGTTTTCTTACCAATAGCACCACGTGTGCCTGGAATAGCCATCCAAAATCTACTAAATTCTTCTATGATTGCGTTTGCTTCATCTCTGTTTGATGTTGCAAATATTGCCTCCACAACATCTCTAAAAAATACCCTGTCAAATTGTTCTTGAACAAGCATCCTTGGAACAAGGCTGTTGTCGTATTGTCTGTTTGCTTCTTGTACTGCATTAATGTGACTCCATACATTATGACCCATTTGGATCGCATAGGAAAAACTATCCCAACTTGTTTTTCCTTCTTTACCTATTTTATTTAGGTCGCCTGGTGCGTATATACAAATATCTTTTGCTTGTAAATTTGCTGTAATAGGACTATCTAAGAAACTAGTGTGTTTGCCTTCACGTACAAATGCTTGACCGAAAGGAGTAGTATCAGTGGCAAATGCTTTGTCATCAATACTAGGTACCATTCTATACACCCATTTACTTCTATCATTAGTTTCAAGTTCACAATATATTTGACCATTTGCTGTTGCTAGGAACGGACTAGCACAATCAAATGTAATCGTAAAGTTTTCGTTGTGATACTTACGAACTGCTCTTTGAATATCTGTAAGCAAAGTTGCCCACTCTAGTTTACTTGTACCTAAGAAGTGCATAAAATCATGCACACCTTTTTCAAGTAGTCCATCAAATCTCAATGCAACTAATCTTTTAAGAACAAGATGCACATCGCACATGTTCTGACCACCCATTGACCAACCATTAAAGTGTGTGTCTGGATATACCTTAGGATCACAATAGTCTTTCATCTGTTGATACCAATCTTCTGCATCAGCGTGATTTTCACCTTGTAGTACGTTTAGAAACTTACAAGCACCTGTACGATTCTTCATAAAGTAATCGTTGTTAATGCGTGTAGCATTAACGGCATCTTGATAGTTGTCAATACCTGTTGCTTTTCTTCCTGCTGGTGAACGTGCCACCCAAGCCGGAATATCAAGGATCATACCATAATTCATATAGGCATCCATCCACGCAAGAACCTGCTCACGTTTCTTTTTAGCCTTAGGACAATTAGGATCTTTCCAATCACCTTCCCAAACACCCTTACCAATCTGGAAACCACCTGAGTCACCAAGTAGCCAACTATTTTCGCGATCACGTTCACGGATCATTAATTCTTTAGGTGCGTCCTTGTTAATGTCAAGTTCGGCGTGTCCTGCAGAATACAAACTCCATTGATAGTTGAATAGTCCGTCTTTTTTGTTAAACCAGTTAAGACTTTCCATTTCGTTGTTAGGGAAAGGAATACGAGTTTTATCTACATATTCTTCTCTACGTTGTTTGCCAATAAAAGTCGCATAGAAACCACTGATCGCCGGCAGGAAGATTGCGTAGTCCTTTTGTTCTTTTGTTAAGTCAGTATTCAAATTACTCTCCTATTATCCAAAGGCTTTAATTGCTAAAAGTGGAACAAGCCAAGGGTAAACTAAATGTTCTATTAATTCGTATATTACTAATGCTGTTAATAATAATGCCCATAGTTTACTTGTCTTTGCTTTTTTACTAACGTATGTAAACACCTTTGAATGTGCTTTCCCTATTTTGTCTACTAAGCCTGGCTTTTTATTTTTTGTCATGTATCCTTATTTGCTTTGTGCTGGTAAAATGTATTCGTATTGTGCTAAACCACTATCAACTGCAATTTGCATTGCACCTTGGTCTGAAATACGCATTACTTTATCACCATCTAAGTTTAAAATAGCCATAACTTGTGCTACTGGCCATGCCCATTCATTTTTAAGTGATCCTGTAATATTTGCCGCAAAAATAAATTCACCTGCGTGTGTACTTGCATCACCGAATTTAAATTTAAGATTTGTGCCATCTGTAATAACCGTAAACACCGTTTCTTCTGCGTTAGCAGTTGCTTGTAATTTAAAACGTTGTACGTTAGCAATAGTTGGAGCAACTTCAACGTCCCAACTTGCACCTTTAAATTTAACGGTTTTAAGTTTTTCATTAATAATGTCAGCGTTCATAAAACGATAATCATTTTTAAAGTCACCTGCTTTGTTTTCAAAATGAATGCCTACTGGAATAGTTGAACCGTTTCTGTCAGCGGTTACTACATCAATAGTTGCACCATCTTTGTATTCTGGACACTTTAAATGAATGTCTAGTTTATTTAGGTTAGGCATACCAAAAGTACCCTTCATCTCAATCTGTGGTGCTTTTGTGTTTGCTTGTAGAATAACAGATCGATCCTCTGCCATGCTATCAATACCTGTTTGTGCATCATCACCGTTTACTTTAACAATGTTTAAAAAGCCAAGTGCGTGTGTATGTGCTACAATGTCTTGTAATATGTCTTTCATAGTTTTCTCCGTTCCTTATTACTATTATATTTAGAAAATCATTCAAAGTCAAATAAATTATTGAATGTATTCTTCTGTTCGGTTGATTTTATATCCCAATCCAAAACATCTATAAGATTACCCAATTTTTTATCAATAATAACTGATTCCATTTCGTCATCCGCAAATGGCAGTTCTTGAAACCAACTTGGTATTCTTAATTCGTCTGTAGGATATGCAACCGAAGTATATCCCATAGGATTCTGTTTTAGTTTGCAAACGATAACCTTCATACCGTCAACAATTTGCATACTATAATTGTCGCTGTTCATTTCTTTAAGGGTGTTCCAATTGATACTTGCCCTTACATGACCAGGCATATTAACCTTACCTTGCTTTTTGAGTTTGGCAAGATAATCAGTAATATTGTTTGCACGTTTAGGTGAACCTTTTTCCCAACCTGGTCGTGCTTTGAATTTTGTTCGGAACTCGCTAATCATATCAAGCACCTGTTCTTCTTGGGCACCTGTTAGCACAGCCAACAATACTTCACTTAGGAAGTCCTGCATAAACACAGGAGTATCTGATCTCTTAAGATCAAGACCCATTGCTTTTACCTTACCTGGTTTGCCTTCAGTGTCCATACGTTCGCCTTCTAGATCATAGATTAGAATAGCATATCTTTTCTTTGTAATAAACAAACCTTTTTCGCCAACAACTTCTCTACCTGCGGCAATAACTTTACCCCTGCTCTTAGGACAATGAAATGCGTCCTGCATAAATTTAGGAAAAGTAGTATTTGCTTCATCACAAATTTGATCATAAAGTGCAATAATGCTTTCTTTATTCCATGGAATATCTTGTTTATCGATTTCTGCACGTAGACTAGTATATGCACTAAAGTAACAGGAGTCAGTATCACCATAGATAATTGCTTTACCTAAGTGATCATATTCGCCTGTGATAATTTCATTAACTTTACTTGCCATGTGTTTTGTAATGGCTCTGCCTGTTAGTGTTGTACTTTGACCAATTCGTGGATCAAAGAATCTACAACCAGGATTAAGAATAGCACCATACAAACTATTTAGATTAATCTTTTTAACAAGTTGTCGTTTATCCCAGAATGCACTTTCGATTTTATTTCCTGCTTGGATTGCTTCAGTTTTCTTAGCCTGCATTTCTTTACGTTCAGCATACCAGCGTTCTAGTAGTCCTGGAATAACACCTTCTTTTTCTGTTGTAAGAATAGTGCCATTAGCAGTAAGCATCCATGGTTGATTACTATCAAAGATTAATCTATAAAACTCTGCGGCACTCATAACATCTGATTCGCCGTTTTCCCAGTCAACGGTAAGTTGTATATCTTTTCTTTGTTCCATTACAGCATCATATTCTAAACTGCCGAAACGTCCTTCCCATGCCGCCGCAAATGACTTTTTACGCAATGTCATTTCATTTTTAATATGTTCTTCTGTGTATGTTGGTCTTAGTTGTCCTACAACGGTTGCTGGATCCATATTCAATGCTCTAATAACAGAAGGATATAGTGAATTAATGTCCATTGATCCGATCCAGTCATGCAATCCTTTTTTAGGATAAGCAACATAAGCACCCGCGGCAGGTTCACTACCTGGTTCTCTGTGTACCCTATTAGGAACAACAAAGCCACGTCTGTGTGCTTCGTTAATAATTGCTTGTTCTGTAACTGCTACTGCACCCATTGTTGTTGGTAACAACACGGTGTTTGCGTGTGCAAGTTCGTTTGCTAGGTCAATAAAACGTAGTTTCTTATCTAGTTTGTCTAGTAGTTCAACGTCTTGCCTGTTATATTCAATAAATGTTCTAAAGTCGTTGTTATATAACTGATCAAGTGTACCTTCGTATACGGTTTTCTTCTCACCGATCTCCATTTCACCAATAGCATCAAGTCTATATGTGTGTCTTTCTTCATATGTGTACTTACGATACAATTCAAGACTATCTAAGTGTTGACGTCCGATCAGATCATATGTTTCCTGTTCACGACCAAACTTTTCATAAGTTCTTTTCTTAGGATATTGATCCCATAAACAAAAACGTCTTGTATCTTCTTTTGAAAGCACACGAGTAATACGGTTCACGGTGTATGGAATATCATAGCCTTCGCTGTTCCACCCTGATAAAATATCTGCATCTTGAATTAAGTCTAAGAACGTGTCAAGCATTTCTGCTTCAGTTTCAAACAGGTGTGTATTAGGAAAGTCTTTAACTGCATACTTGGCATCTTCCATGGTCATTGTTTTAGGCGGAAGTGCTAGTGTTACTAAACTATTCAACCATTGCAGGTGTACGGTGATTGCTGTAATCGCTGTAAATGGATCTTCAGGTGAACTATATCCACGTTCCGGATCAAAGTCAACCTCAATATCGAAAAATGCAACGTGTAGATTTGGTGCGTCTTGTCCTTGATAGTTTTCTTCAAGCAAACGATATACAGGATTAATATCGGCTTCAAACAAACCTTTGTGTTTGTTTATCTTTTGTTCTTTAATAAAGTCTTTCCAACTTTTACATACAACTCTAGTACACGGATTGCCCGTAGTGGATTGATGCTTACCTTTTTGGTCGCCGTAATAAAATACGTATCTTGCAGGGAATTCTCTAAATTCTCGATCGCCGTTTTTAGTTCTTTCAACGACTTTAATAATATCTTTGTCTCTATTCCAGAGAGCGTCTACATAACTCATTTTTTCTCCTGTTTGTCACTTTCGGCTGACAATACCAAAAACTCCATTTGTGGCTGGATGTACCTTCTACACATATACTTATGTGATACTATTTCTTTGTTTTCTTTTTTCGGCCTTTAGTAGGTTGTTTAGGTTCTTTAATACCATGTTCTAATCTATATTTTGCCTTAAGTTCTGCATCAGTCCAATGTGGCGATCTGTCCATTCCGCCAGCACCTTGTGCCGCACCCGGTTCCAGTTTTTCTATTTTACCGCCTTTGGCTAAAAACTTCTTCATTAACTTGTCTAATTTTTCTTGCTGTTCTTCTTTAGATGGTTTGTCTTCGTATGGATCGTATCGTCTCTTGATGTCAATTCCCATAAAACTCCTTTGTTATTATAATAATACAATCATTTCAATATTTTGTCAAGTTCTATTTGTTCAAAATACGCATCTACGTTTATTGCTTTATCGTCAATCCAAATATCATAGTGAGGCTTTTCAAACCTTACGTCAGTGTACTTAACACCCCAACTTCTTAGTTGATTATAAGTTAGTTCTTTTTTTGCTTCTAAATTACCATTGCTCATGCCTCTTGCCGTCCAGTATATAACTTCGTGACCTTCTTCAAATAATTTATTGAAGTGTGCGATTCTATCCTCGTAAGGTTTTGCGTACTCATATTCATTTTTACCGTCGGGTGTAATATTTAGATTACAAATGGTTCCGTCAATGTCTACAATATATTTCAAACTTTCCACTCCATTTTTTCTTCTAGTGCATATTGGGCACCGTGTATATAGTCTTTATCTTCTTCGCTTAATACACTCCAAAATTTTGATACCCATGAAATTACGTCTTTAACATATTCAGGTCTGTCAATGTGTGCCTGCCCTTCCATTAAGGTTTGCAAGTGATCCATTTTATTGTTAATTTTTTCTCTTAATGTTATTTTTTCCATATTTTTTCTCTAAGTGGTTTCCAATAACTATTGTTTTCTACCATAGTTATCATAGCAGAATCGTCAGTTACAGGAAAAGATTCGTCGGAATGTCTTTCCATATTATCTAGATTGTTTACATACTCTGGATGATAAAAGAAAATATTATTAGCAGAAGTGTCATAGCCAAAGTACTTGTACCCGTAATCGGTCCAAAGTTTTTTATACTTTGCTAGACTTACACCAAATAGTCCTGTTTTTTTGTAAAATCCGTTGTGTTTAGAAGCAAATTCTATAAAAGGAAAACTAGCATAGATGTTAGGACCAAATCTTTTGTTAATTTCTAAACAAACAACCTTTGGAATATAATTATTTTCTAATAACCATTTAGATATTTCATAATCATAACTATCAATATCTAACGAAAAGAAATCAAAAATTTTTGGAGTATCCTTAAATGCCTTATCCACATTTTTTGGTGTTACCTTAAGATTGATGTGTTTGAAGTTATCTGGTAATACGGCTTTTGAAAAAATTCTAGGATCAGCATCAACACCAACTCCGCCCCATCCTTGATCCATTAAATGATGGGTCATGTTTTCTGTACCATTGCCCCATCCTATTTCTAAAAATGTTTTTGTATTATCTTTGATAGAGTTTGTTAGCAACTCAATAATTCCGTCTTCTTTGTGTTGGCTCCATACCTTAAATTCATATGGCAAAGACTTCATTACCACCAACCCATTGCTCTACCAAAGCCAAAGATATGTAAACAAGCAAAATAACTTGTCATTACAAGTGGCCAACCAACTTGACGTCTTACAAATGCAACAATACTAAACACCGCACCTGTAAAACTTACAGGATAAATTAAATGCATTGGAGGAGCATCTGCTGTAACACTAATCCAAGTCATTGATATAAACACACATATACTTGCTATTGTTTCATAGTAGAACGCTGTTTTATCAGAGGTATAACTTCTAATCCAAAATTGCTTTACTTTTTCCCATAAATTTTTCATAATATTTTTAGTTTCTTTGCTAGTGGTTTAAGATGATCAGGTATTTCCCAACCGAATACTTTTGCTAAATGTAATCCGCTGGCTTCGCCTGGAATGTCTTTTATACTTCGTTTCATACCAAATCCATACCCACCTTTTGTCTTTGAATGAATTTTAGGATCGTAATGTGAAACGTCTTGATATTTTTGTTTTCTTGGCATATACTACCACCAACCTATTGCAACACCAAAGCCAAAAACATTAACCACAGCAAAGTAGGTTGTTAGTAGCAAAGGCCATGCAATTCTTCGTCTATAATAAGCATACACTCCTGCAAGTGAACCTATAAAAAATCCTGGATATACAATACGCATATCTGGATTGTCGGCTGTGAATGCAAGTGTTAAACTTGCACCAACCGTAAATAGAAAACTTAATAGTTCAAAAGCGAATGCAATTTTGTCAGACCGATAACTCTCGGCCCAGAAGTCTATTACTTTTTTCAATTATTTGTCTTTCCCAGTAGTAACAACAATAGTTTCAAGGTCGTCAAAGTCGTTATAAACTTCTTGCCAATTACCTTTGTGTGCAACTGAAATGGCTTTATTAATTAGACCTGGCTTAAGATCTAGTTCTTCTGCAACTGCTTTTACCGTGTCTTTAAGACCTTCTCTAAGATCTTGTACTTCTTGCATTACACTTGCACCGTCATTGATAACTTGAACTAGTTTTGCCTTTTCTTCAGGTCCGAAAACTTTTCCACTCATATGGTATCTCCTTTGTTAGTTTTTATATTATATATTGATTTATACTAGATGTCAAGAACTATTCTTCGTCTTTGGCTTTATAATTCCATTCGTCGGTGTGTCCTACACTCCACTTTGGTGTATTTTCTACGGTGTAGTTTTGGGTGCATACTTTAAAGTCGGGTATTAGTCTGTCATTTGTAATCA